ATCGCTGCGGCGCCTGAGATGCTGAGTCTGCTGAAGGCGTACAGAGGAGCCGATGAGGAGGAGGGTGCCAGCGAAGAACTGAAGGCGGTTCGCATCGCGGTGGCAGCCCTGATAGACCGCGTGGAAGGCGAGGGGGAGGGATGAGCGACGACGAGCCCAAGCACATCGAGTGTTATCGCGTGAGCCAAGCGGGGCGCTCCTACTGCGGCCAGCCGCTGGACATGCTGTGGCACTTCAAGGACCCAATGCATGCGGCCTACAGCCGTCTGAATGGCGATGGAATCCCCGTGTGCAAATCTTGCATGGAGGTCGTAATCGCCATGCTGAAGGCAGCATGCATATGAACCCCGACGTGGAGCTCGCGCGGAAGTATGGGCAGGAGCAAGTCTGCCCCGTTCCAGGGTGCGACAAGACGTGGCCGCACATCCACACCCGAGAAGAAGCGGAGAGCAGGCGCCAAGCGCTCGAGATGGGCTACGGACTGGACCACTGCCTTGGATGCTCGCGGCCTATCTCGCCGGATCGCGCTCGGCGGTACCTAGAGCAGCGTCGATACCCGCTCTGCGCTGGTTGTGTCCGGGGCGCCAGCCTCCCTTGAGCAGCCCCGGCGTGATGCGCTATGACATCGGCGCCCTGGTGACTCGAGACCCCACCTGCTACTAGAGTTCGAATGCCGGCCTTTCTGACGTCGAGGCAACTTTCGGTTGCCTTTGGAGTCAAGCCTCGCACAGCGACGCAGTGGATAGTGCGTGGTTGTTTCCCGAACGCGGTGATGGTGCAGCTCGGCCCGCGCTTCGACCGCCCGTTACCAGAGACGCGCAGGAGGACTAACGCCGGCACCTGGTACGTTCCCCTCGAGGACGTGGAGGCATGGCTAGAGGAGCTTTACGCCGGCGAGCGCATGCTCTCAGCGAAGGTGAGGGAGGCGCTTCGTGCTCTCGCTCAGCCCATGCCAGCTGCACGTCCAGAGACGAAGGTGAGTAGGATGAGCAGGAGCGCGGAGGGTCAGTTTTACCTCGCGCATCCCAAATCCATCCACGCGCCCGAAACCCCAACGCCGCCTCAACCCACACCGGCACCGAAGAAGCCAGAGGAATAACAGCAGCTTAGAGGTGTCACGAACCATCTGTATCGTGACAGGCTGACCTGGCGGTGAGCTGCGCCTTGTTCAGTACTCAGCGCTAAGTGTGCGTGACTGCTGGCGTCTGTGCGCTGGCTGGGTGGTTGGTGGGGGTGGGTGCCCCTGTGTAGGGGTACCCCCAGCGGCAGGGGGCATGCATTTATCGCTAGGTGGCCGATACCGAATTTTTCGCCACACAGGACCTATGGCTGGCTGCGTTGCGCTCATCCGGCTTCGAAGAGCGGGTGGGGTGGTCCCGGAGGTGAGGGTGCGCGTGGGGACCGGAGGCGCCTCAACGCGATAACGGCGGGCACCGAGTCAATCAATGCGCAGTGTAGCTATTTCGGAAAGATTCATCCGAAGTGAACACGACAATGAGCAGGAACGAACATGATTGCCGTCGCGCATGCGGAGTGCGGCGTCAAACGAGGCGCCACTGCTTGTGGTTCTTGATCAGGCTGATCTGGGCCGTGGAGACGCCGTACTGCTTCGCCAGGTGCCGGCCGACCGCGCCTGTAGCTAGAGCGTTCCGGATGGCAATGACCTCCTCCGGGGTGAGCTTTCCGCCGGCGGCACGCCCACGGGCCCTTCGGCCGCGCTCATCCATGTCGCGCATGTTCTGGGCGTGATCTCCGAGGTACAGGTGCGCCGGCTCCAGGCATACGCGGTTGTCGCACCTGTGGAGTACGAGCTGCCCCTGCGGAATCGGTCCATGGGCTAGCTCATAGGCCACCCGATGCGCGGAAGTGACGCGCCCGCGGAATACGAGCTTCCCGTAGCCATTGCGGCCGACGGCTCCGCGCCACTCCAGGCACCCCGACGGCATGCGCTCGGTCCTCCCGGCGATCCGCTGCTCGTACGGAACGGCTTTCCAGCGTTCCGCTGCCACCCGGCTCGCCTCGATGCAGAGCTGCCGGCGATATTCCGGGGAGTTCACAGGTCCTCCGGGAGTAAATCGAGGCAGAACTGTAAGCCATCGATATAATTGGAGACTTCGGACATATTGGAACCGCAATCCCAAATGCCGTGTAGGTCCTCCTCCTTCACCCGGAACTCCAGGTGCCTCCGGTAGTCCTCGTACTCGGCGCGCTTCGCCGCTAGCCGCTGCAGGATGCGTTCGCGCAGGACGCTCACCGGGTCCTCGTGCCAACGGAGTGATAATGCGTGGTCATGGAGTGACAATACATGTAGTGTATGGCCACGTCCACGGGCAGAAATGGAGGCGTGGCGTACGCCGCACTGGCCAGGCACCGGAAGCACCGCCGCGAGCTGCGGATGTGTGCGGAGGGGGGCTGTAAGCAGAAGACGTCGTCGTTCCGGTGTCGGGCGCACGCGGACCAGGTGAACGCGGCGAAGCGGGCACGCCGGGCGGCCAAGCGGGCTGCCACGCCTACGCCAGCGGCTCCGGCGCCTGCGCCTTGGAGGCACCCTGGCTTCTGAGGAGTCGAAGGCTCTGGCCGCCTCCGCCCAGAAGGCGATCAAGCAGGTCCACCGGAAGGTCGTGCGCCGGGCCCTGCGCCGGCTCGAGGACGCCGCCGAGCTCGCCCAGTGCATCGACGATGACGGGCGCGCGGTGCCGGAGCCTGACCGGCTCGTGCACGTGGCGAAGGACCTGCGCCGGTCGAAGCGCCTGGCGCCGTACTACATCGACATCCTGACGCGGAAGGAAGAGGCCGCCGCGAAGATTGCCGCTGCCTCAGCGCAGCCCCCGGCGGTGCAGCTGAACATCGGCACGGTGCAAATCGTGGCTGCGACCTACCCGCGCCAGAAGATCGACGAGCAAAAGGAGTGACGGTGGCGGACTGTTGTCATACGCCCGAGTCGTACCCGTCGCGAGACGATGAGGCGTACAGGCGGATCGCGCGGCTGGAAGCGCTGGTGCTCAAGCTGGCCACCGGCGTTCCGCTGACCGCGGAAGACATCAAGATGGGCCCGCGGCAGCCGGCGCCGTCGGCTTGGCAGGCGCTTAAGAGCGTCTACGCGACGGCGTTCAATGAGGACGCCAACGTGACGTACGCGAAGTACTTCGCCGTGAAAGAGGAGTGACGAATGATTTCCCTTGATGAACTGAAGAAGATGGATCCGAGCAAGCCGGTGATGCTGACCGAGGCGGTGAGCTTCGAGCGGCTGCACCAGCCCCTGAACATGACCGTCTATGGCCCGGTGATGCCGGGAACCATCAGCGTCGAGACGGCCATTCTCGCGGTGAAGGCTGACCCCGCGAACGCCGCGAAGCTCGAGCGCATCGCTCCCCCGGTCACGAAGGCCGATAAGTGAAGCAGGACAACCACGCGCCTCCGCGCGACTGGCTCAAGGTCAGTGGCGGCAAGAAGAAGGCGAAGCCCAAGGTAAAGAAGGGCGGCAAGAGTGGCGGTTGATGTCGCTCCCTCGCTGCCTCCGACCACTCCGGCGTACCCGGAGTGGTGGCAGCCTGGCGTCCAGGTCATCGGCCGCAAGGGCGAGGTGGGCTGGATCCAGGGCAACGGCGACAAGTGGACCGTGCAGCAGCAAGGCTGCTACGTCACGCGCCCTGATCCGGCCTACTGGACGCCGTTCCAGGCGCCGCTGGTGGACGCTACCCAGCGCGACCGCATCGCCTTTGAGGCCGGCGCCGCGCTCTACGAAGCCTTCGGCGCCGGCGGTGTCCGGCACTGGACGGCGCTCACCGATGACGAGCGCATCAACGGGGCTTTGCCAGAGGCCAAGTTCCGGTCTGAGCTCACCGGGCTGCGGAACATCGTCGTCGCGGCTGTGAAGGCTGCGCTCGAACCGTACATGGGCGCCTGATGGCCACGCGTCCCACGACCATCACGACTCCCGTATCGGACCGCCCGGTGGCCGATGCGGACGCCCTGTTGCCGTGGGCGAACAAAGAGATCATACCGCTGGCCCGCGAGCTCCGCTCTGCTGCGAACCAGCGCGCGCAGGCGTTCTATACGGTGGATACCGAGGCCGTCGGGGCGTTCGGCACGCTGTGGACCAGCGCCATGCCAATCAACACGGTGTGGTTCGTGACGGCGCGGGTGACCGGGATCTCGAAGTCGGGCGCGGCTCAGCAGTATGCCTACACGCTGGAGTCGCTGTTCTACTCCGATGGCTCTGGAGTCATGTCTCAGGTGGGCGCGACCAGCGCCCTTACTACCATCGAGTCGGACGCCGCTGCCCAGTGTCTGCTCCGCATCTCTGGTGGGCAGCCAATTCTCCAGGTCGCGGACAACGGTGTGTCGCCAACGACGTGGGTTGGGCAGGTCAGCATCCTGTCGTCGATGGAGTCATGAGCGAGCAGCTGTACTCACCCGCTCCTGTCCAGGCAGAATTTCACGCCTGCACGGCGAACGAGATTCTGTTCGGTGGCTCCGCGGGCCCCGGCAAGAGCCTGGCTCTGCTAATGGACCCGGTGCAAACGCAGCTCGTGTACGAGCATCAGCGCTGGCTTGATTCGGGGCAGCGCAAGCCGTCCATCGGATGGGCGATTCACTTTAGGCGCGAGTTCCCACGCCTGGAGCAGACCATTGCGCGTTCGCACCGCATCTTTCGCGCTCTGGACCCGGGCGCTTCGTGGGATGCGCAGAAGCACACGTGGACGTTCAGCTGTGGCTACAAGCTGCAGTTCGGTCACATGAAGACCGACGAGGACCGCTTCAACTACATCTCGAACGAGTACAGCCACATCGCATGGGACGAGGTCTCCGAGTTCTCCGAGGAGCAGTACCAGTTCGTGAACACACGGCTCCGCACGGCTGACCACGAGCTGCAGAAGCGACTTCGCATTGTCTCGGCGTCCAACCCATCGGGCAACTGGGTGCGCAGCTACTTCGTGGACCATGCGCCGGACGGCCGCGTGCTTCTGGAGCGTGACATTCCGCTTTCCGACGGCTCCACGGTCACTCGCAGCCGCATCTACATCCCGGCCAAGCTCATCGACAACCCGGACCCGGCGTTTCGCATCTCATACGAGGCCAACCTGCGCGACCGCCCGGCGCACATTCGCCGCGCGCTGCTGGAGTCGGACTGGTATGCGGTCGCGGGTGCCTTCTTCGCGGAGGTTTTCAACTCCGAGGTGCACGTTTGCGACCCGTTCAAGATTCCCTCAGGCTGGGAAAAGTCGCGGTCGATGGACTGGGGCATCAAGAACTGGGGCACGGTCGGCTGGTACGCGAAAGATACCGACGACAATCTGGTCAAGTACCGCGAATTCAACTTCAAGGGCCTCGACGCCGCCGAAGTGGCGGAGGAAATCCACCGAATCGAGGACAACGCCGGCGAGTGGGACAACTCCAAGCGCTGTTCGCGCCTCACGGGGCCAGCGGATACGCAGATTTGGGCGAAAACTGGCACTGTTGGGCCCACGATCGCCGAGGAAATGAGCCTTCGGGGCGTCTGGTGGCAGCCCTGCACGAAAAACAAGCGCGCGGCGGTTCAGCAGCTGTGGCATCGGCTCAAAGACCGCGGTCCGAAGGGCAACGGAACGCCAGGAGTCCGCTTCTTTCGCACCTGCCGTAAGTCCGTGAGCACGATCCCGGCCATCGGGACGTCCGACACGGATGCCGAGCTGCCCGCGGACGGCGGCGATGACCACTGGCTCGACGAGACCCTCTACCAAATGATGTTTCGCATGCGGGCAGCTCGCCAGGACGAGCTCAAGCACACCCGAGAGTACTACGACGAGCTGGGGGAGGCGCGTAGGCGCGCCCGGAACCGGCGCGGCAACTGGAAGTCCGGATATGGAGCCTGAGCATGGCTGATTTTCCTCCGATGGACCCGACTCAGGACACGGCAGATGCGTCTGACAACGGGATCACGTCGAACGACGATGGATCGGTGACCGTCAAGGTCTCGACGCCGGTCAATGACCTGCCGGAGGAGGTCTTCAACCTCGTCCCGTACCTGCAGGAGTCGGAAGAGGGCAAGGCGCTGCTGAAAAAGCTCGCCGAGCAGGTCTGCAAGGATGCCGAGGACGACTGGGAGTCGTGCGCGGAGTGGCGGAAGAAGCGGAAAGACCGCTGGCGCCTCCTGATCGGTGACCTGGACGAGAAATCCTATCCCTGGGAGGACTGCGCGAACATCCATATCCCCCTGATGCTCGAGCGGGTGCTTCGGGTGGTCCACCGCATCTATGCGGAGATGTTCCCTGACCGCGATCTGGTCTTCACCGCGCTTCCGTCGAACGCCCTGGCCCAGGAGCGTGCCGACGTCCTGACCCTGCACGAGAACTGGCAGATTCGGCGGGAAATCACCGACTTTTTCAAGCAGTGCCGTCGCGCGCTCATGGAGTTCATCATCCACGGCGATTGCGTCATATTCAGCTACCGGGACATCCCCGGCAAGCGCAACCGGCACGAGGCACTTAGCTGCGAGGACTTCACGTTCCCGTACCACTGGCGCACGACGGCCGTCGACTGCTCCGACATCCCCCGGAAGACGCGCTACCTACGCAAGTTCAAGCACGAGCTGCTGGCGCTGGAGGAGGCGGGCGAGTACTCGAACGTCCAGGCCATCCTCGACTTCGAGAAGGACCTCGGCAATCCGCTCTACCCGGCCCAGAAGCCGGCTCAGGTGAACCTGGCGAAGAAGTCGTCGGGCCCCTCGTTCGACGATGGCCCTGATCTCACGGTCAGGCCGGTGGTGGACCGGTTCGAGGGTCGCGAGGCGCCCACCAGCGGAGGGGCGGCGCCGTATGTGCTCAACGAGCACTACTGCTGGTATCGGATGCCAGGGTGGCAGCGCGAGCGGCCCATCCGCATCACAGTCGAGCCCAAGAGCAAGACCGTGTTGTGCCTGTCCCTCCAAGAGCAGGATGACTGGAAGGACAAGGTCCGCTTTCAGCAGCAAGGCGCCGAGCTTCAGCAGTACCAGGAGCTGCAGAGCGCGCACGCCGAGACGCAGATGATGGAGCAGCAGGTCAAGGAGCGGCTGGCACAGCCCGACGTGCCCCCCGAGGAAGCACAGGCGCTCCAGGCCAAGCTGGCCCAGGACCGCCCGGTGCCTCCGACGCCGCCGAAGTGGCTGAAGGAGGGCATGCAGGGCCCCGAGCCGGTGCGGAAGATTCCGCTGGAGTCGTTCAGCCACGGTGTCTGCATCGAGAACCTCGACGGCTCCCTAGGGCTCGGCCTGGGATTGCTGCTGGAGCCGTTCAACAAGACTGCCAACATCGTTTCTTCGCAGTTCGTAGACAGCGCCACCCTGGCGAACACGAGCACCATGATCGGCCCGGAGCTTCCGGGCATGACCGGCGACTTCCGCATCACGCCCGGCGAGTACCACCCCGTGCGCGGGCTCAGCGCCGACCAGATTCAGAACGCGTTCAAGGTCATCCAATTCCCGCAGGCGAACCAGCAGATGCTGGACATCGTCAAGCTGATGCTGGAGTCGGGTGACGGCGTGTCGTCGGCGCCAGACGTGCTCAGCGGAGAGGCGGGAAAGGCGAACGAGACCTACCGGGGCATCGCCACGCGGGTGGAGCAGGCGACGAAGCAGCTCACGGTGCTGGCGCTGAACTTCCTCGAGATGCTGTCCAACGTCCTGAAGAATAACGGGCGCCTGAACGCCGTGTTCATGGACGACCTGGAAATCAAGCAGGTCATCGACCCGCGCACGCTTGAGCCGCAGCAGCTCAAGGTGGGGCGCGACCTCTACGCCGAGGACTACGACATCGTCTTCACGGCCGACACGCGGTTCGCCGGGCGCCAGCAGAAAATTAGCGAGGCTGACCAGATTTTGGGAATGCCGATGAGCGTCCCGCCGCCCATGGCCATGCAGCTATTCCCGGCCAGCTTCATGTACGAGGCCATCGTGCGCGCCCTCAAGGCGCGCGGCCTGCACGACATGGTTCGCTTCCTGGGCCCGCGGCCGATGCCGCCCCAGCCTCCCGCGCCTGGCATGGCGCCGCCTCCGGGCGGCCCACCGGCGCCGGGTGCTCCACCTTCTGCCCCTCCAGGGGGGCCGCCGCTACCACAGGGCGGCCCGCCTGCACCCAATGGAGGGGCGCCAATTCAGGGACCGAAG